AGCAGGCCGGCAGTTCGGACGAAGCGGCCAACAACCTGAAAAACTGGATGGGCAAAATCGGCTCGACCGACACGGTCAAGGCCTACGAAAAAGCCGGTATTGATTACAAGGGTTCGATGCAGACCGGCTTGCAAAACGGCCTGTCGACGCTTGAAACCAGTATGGGGCTGGCTCAGAAATACATTCAGGCGACCGATCCGAAGCGTGCGGCGGCAATGGCCGAAGCCACGTCAAAAATCGGCAAGGAAGCCGATCCAGAAAAGGCCAAGGCCATGATGGCCTCGCTGGAAGAATCCCTGCGCACCGGCGACCTGTTCGCTGACATGCAGGTCAAGGCGGCGCTATCGGCCTTCATGCAGAACAAGGCGCTTTACAGCCAGCTTAAAAACGATTCGCGCGAGGCGACCGGGATCCTCGATAAAAACCTCGCCGAGCGGCGTGAGTCGTCATCGCAGAAGTGGGTCGAAATGGCCCAGTCGATGGATGACGCCATGCGCAGTGTGGGGGACGCGCTGCGCCCGGTAACGGACACCGTGGCCGAGACGCTGACCAAACTCACCAAGGGCATCACGTCGCTGACTGATAGCGCGCCCGGGGTAGTCGCCGGTATCGCCACAGTCGGGGCTGGGCTGGTCGCTTTAAAAGGTATCGTCAGCACGATCAAGATCAGCAAGGGGCTGCTAAACATTGCGCGTGGGTCGCGAGGTGGCAGGAGTGGAAGCGAAGCCCGCAATAAAAACCCCGGAGAACTTGATCTGGTAGCGACTGGCCTGGATGTTGTTTCACGGGTGAAGGAGGCGGCAACAGGCGGCGGCCTTGGTACTGAAACGGGCGCAGGTAACGACGGCGTCAGAAAGGTTTTCGTCGTCAATGTCGGCGCTATGGGTGGCGGTGTGGATGCGTCGGGCGAATCGCGTCGACGTGGACGTGGGGCAAGGCGCAGCGCTCGGCGCCGGTCGTTGCCGAGTTCGAGAGGGCCTCGTCTGTCTGCGCCTCGTCCACCTGTTCCGGCACCGCGTGCGCCTGTACCGGTTTCACGTCCACCAGCTCCGGCTCCGCGTGCGCCTGTACCGGTTTCACGGCCACCTGTTCCGGCTCCGCGTGCGCCTGTACCGGTTTCACGGCCACCTGTTCCGGCTTTGGGTTCGCCTGTTCCGGCTTCGCGGCCACCTGTTCCGGCACCGCGTCCCCCTGTCCCGATCCCATTGCCGTCAGTCCCTTCCGTTCCAAGTGGGGCGTTGTCCAAGCTCGGCGTCGTCGCAGACGCCGTCGGTAAGGTCGGCAAGGTGGGCAAGATCATTCCTGGCGGTACGCTACTGGAATCCGGCGTGATGGCTGTTGAAACTTTTCAAAACGCCAAAACCAAGGATGAAAAAGCTGAGGGTTATGGTGAGGCCGCTGGCAACCTGGCCGGCACCATGGCTGGTGCGGCGGCGGGCGCGGCCATTGGTTCGGTGGTGCCGATTATCGGCACCGCTATCGGCGGCATGATCGGTGCCTACCTTGGCAGTCAGGGCGGTGCGGCGCTGGGCGGATCCTTGGGTAAATCGCTGTTTGGTGGCGAGGATGAAAAGCCCGTGGAAAAGCTAAAGGCGCCCGTGCCGACCACGCCGCTCATGATGGCGTCAGCGGCGCAGCAAGGCCCGGTGTTGGGTGATGCGGCGCGCTCGATGGCGGTGACGGCGCCGCTCAAGTCGGCAGCGCAGGCCATTCAACCCAAAGAGCCGGAGAAACCGGTGCCTGCCAAGGTGGATCAGCAGTTTCACTACTCGCTGAGTATGCCGGTCAATGTGCAGGGCGACGTCAAAGACCCCCAGCGTCTGGCGCAGGATCTGATGCCACACATGCAGCGAATGATGGAAGGCGCTGCGAAGCAGAATGCCGCCAAGCTGTACGACGAACCCCATGTGTAAGGAGGCCTCATGGCTTATATGGAGAGCATGCAATCGAGCCTGAAGTATTTGATCGAGGCCGCAGAAACCGGGCGGCGCAGTGCTGACGGCATGCTGACCCCGGTCAATGGCGCGATCCGCGAGCTGACCGGCGCCGCGTCCGAGTTGGAGAACATCCCGTTTGTCGGGCCGGCCATCGGCGCCAAACTTCAGCGGGTGATGCGCGGCGTCGATGCGGCTCAAGCCAAGGTCGGTCAGGTGGCGGCGGTGTACGGCCGCGCCACCCGGGCGGCGGCCGAAGTACAGGAGCGGTTGGGCACGTTGAAGGAACAGGCGGGCAAGGCGGCCACGGCGATCAACAACGTCGCCGGCAAGGTGAGCCCGTCGCTGGCCAACATCGTGCCCACCAGTTCCTTTGCCGTGGATGCCACACCGGCACCGGAGGCGGTGAAGCCGTTCCCGCACCTGATGATCATCCAGCCGCGCGATCCGAAAATTGAGCCGTATTACTTCAACCTGGACACGGCGGCCTTTGATGAGCTGAGCCGTTCGACTGAGTTCCGCTGGGCTTCGCAGGAGCGGCTGACGCGCCGGCCGGCGAAGCAGGCCATCGGCATGGGCGATGAAAAGTTGACGCTCAAGGGCACGATTTACCCGGGCTTTAAAGGTGGTTTAAAGCAGCTCGACACACTGCGCTCCATCGGGGCCAGGCTTCAACCGCTGACCCTGACCACGGGTTATGGCGAGGTGATCGGCACGTGGTGCCTGAAAAACATCAACGAGGAACAGTCGGCGCTGCTGCATGGCGGCATTCCCCGAAAACAGGGTTTCACCTTGGAGTTTGAGCGCTATGGCGAAGACATGCAGGACGTCTGATGGCGACATGCTCGATGTCATTTGCAACAACGTGTATGGCCATCTGAACGGCAGCGTCGAGGCCGTGCTTGATGCCAATCAGGGATTGGCTGATGAGCCTCAGCCGTTCCGGTCGGGCGTGATTATCGTCCTGCCGGATCTGCCGATGCCAACTGAAGAAGTCATCTCGCTTTGGAATTGATGAGCTATAGTCGATGTGTAGCCCTTGTTACACCTGCATCTACAACCCCTTCAAAACCCGCTTCGGCGGGTTTTTTTATGGAAAAATTTATGACACCCATGTTTCGAATCGTCGCCGGTGGCGCCGATGTCACGGCCAAGATCAATGACCGGCTGTTGTTGTTGCGCACCTCTGACAAACCGGGCATGGAGTCCGACGAGTTTGAATTACGTATCGACGACCGTGATGGTCAGGTGCAATTGCCACGCCGAGGCAGCTCGATTGAGGTCTACCTGGGTTATGCCGAAACGGCCCTGACGCGCATGGGCCGTTACACGGTGGACACGGTCGAGGTCTCGGGGCCGCCGGATGCTATCGTAATCAAGGGTAAGGCCAGCGACATGCGGGGCAGCGGCAAGACCATCCGCAGCGGAAGCTGGGAAGACGTGCCGCTGTCGAAGATCGTGGCCGACATCGCCGCGCGCAATGGCTGGCAACCAGTGTGCCCGGTGTCGACCAAGGTCGCCCGGGTCGATCAGCTCAACGAGTCCGATTTTAACTTCATCACCCGGCTGGCCAAACAGTACGACTGCACGGCCAAGGTCGCCGACGGCAAACTGTTGGTGATGCCGCGCCAAGGTGGTCAGACCGCCAGCGGTAAAGCGTTCGGTGCCATCACCCTAACGCGCAGCGACCTCAGCCGCTGGCAATTCAGTCTCGGCGATCGCAATTCGCATAAGGCGGTGGCCACCAAGCACCAGAACAAGAAGGACGGCAAGCTGGCGGTGGTCACCATTGACAACGACGACGCCCCGGACGGTCTGCCGGCGGTGCATACCGATCGCCATATCTACCCGAACAAGACCGCCGCCGAAGCAGCGGCCAAGGCCCGTCTGTCAGCGTTCAATCGCTCGACCGCCGACGTGCGATTTGAGATGCCCGGCCGCACCGACATTTTTGCCGAGCGCCCGATTCTTGCCCAAGGCTTCAAGGAAGGTCTTGACGGTGAATATCTGGCGGACTCCGTTGAACAGGTGTTCACCCAGTCCGGCTGGTCGACCACGGTCGAATGTAATGCCGGCAAAGCAGGCAAATCCAAGGGCAAGAAAAAG